TTTCATTTGCTCCGTCTTGGCCTCCGCCAAAAGAAGCTGTAAGAGGCTTCGAGTTGGTTGAGCTAGCAACTGAAAGTGCGGTGTTTGTGTCGGCACCGGATCTATCTTTTGCCCACCAAACGTAGTTTGAATTATCGTTGATTACCGTCTTATAATAAAGAGTAGCACCGTCTTCCGTCTTAGAATCAGAAGCTCTTGAAAGTCCTTGGAAAACTTCCAATATAGATCCAGGTACTCCTGTAAACTTACCATCTTCGTCTGACACCACTACATGCAATTCATCATTTGCAGAAGTATTACCAAATTTGGTAACATAATCCGATCGACCAGGTGCTCTTTCTACATTATTATAATATTCCCAATTTCTTGCAATAGTATTTGCATAGAAATTTGTTGATAAGTTATAGTTAGCTGCAAAGCTTACTACGAGAGTAGTATTACCTGCGGCGTAGCTTGCATTTGCTGCAATGTTAGTGACTCTAAGATCTTGGAATCCAATTTCAGTGTTACCAATTCTTACTATGTCGCCTACGATTAATTTATTTGTTATATGTGTTAGTACTGCATTTGCAGCACCTGCGTCAGAGTCTGGAGTATATACGCCAGAGTTTGCTACCCATACTGTTGCGGTGTTTGATCCAACAACGAAGTTTATGCCAGCATTAGATTTAGAAACACTAACACCCCAAACATCGATATTTGAAGAAAACGCATTTGCAGAATCACATACAGAAATTTTAAGTGAATTGCCTAGTGATCCAGGATACTTAGCAATATAATCTACTTCGCTGTCTGCTGGAAACTCATCTGACTTGTCTAGATAATCATCTTCGTTCTTTATTGTAAAGAGAGCAAGATTATCGGTATCTGCCAAATCGATTGTATTAGCTACAGCAGAAAATACAGAATTTGGATTAGTGAATGAAAAAGTACTTTCTTCTGAAGTTAAAGCAGCTTTAGATAAAAGTATAGTTGAGCTATTAGCAACGCTTACTACTGTTCCTTCAGCAATACCTGTGCCGTAAACAACATCTCCTACCGATATGCCGGCAGCAGTTCCGTTAGCAAGTATCGTTGTGTTTCCATTAGTCGTTAATGTTAACGTATTAGAGAAACCAGTTGTATTAGCTGCACGAGAAACGTATAGCTTATTACCGTAAGCTAAAAAGTTAGCTGCTGTAAAGAATGTTTCTGGGTTATGGTTGGTCGGTTTACCAAATCGAGCGGCTAATTTATCTTCAGAATCAATGAGAACTGACTTCTCAAGAGGACCCCAATGAAAAACACCAGCAATTGCACCTTCAGTTGTTGAAACTGCAGGAACAATTGTAGTTAAATCGATTTCTGTAACGTTGACTCCGGGACTTACTTGGAATGGCATCTTCTATCTCCCTTTGGCAAAAGATGGTTAGATAATTATGTTTAAAGTATTTATAATTTTATGATTTTAATCCATACTCAACAAAAATTTATCAAACTCAGACGTCTCTACTATTTCTGGGGGAGGAAGTCCATTGTCAACAATGCCAAAGGGAAGCATATCTTCTTCAATCTGTCGCATCTTTTCTTCATACAGAGCTTTTCGTAGATCCACTGTATTTATTTCTTTGAAATATCTAGTGGTGATGAGCCAAGCAAACAACACCAGTGACATAACTAAATCATCATGATAACCTTCATCGGCTTCAAAGCTACCACGTTTCTCAATGAATGTTGATAACTCTGAGATTATATCAGCGTCCGTGATCAAAAACTTACCTGTTTCTATTAATGATTTCAAGTTATGACAACCAATCCTCTTCACTTTTTTATCCATAGTAACACCAGGCTTCATTTGTTTCTTAAAGCCAGCTGAAACAGTCTGCATGCCTTTATCTTTCATGGTCCAGACTACGTTGTCGTACTCTAGTTCATAGTGTAAGATGTGAGGTACTTGCTCATTTGTATTGAGTTCTATCAATACGTATGAATCATTGTAAGTCTTACTTACTTGATAAATGATGTTAGGTAACAGCAATGGGCTTATTTCGTTGCTCTTAAATTTAGCCACTATCTTATATGGGATCGTCGTTATGTCTATGACACAAAATGCTGAAGCGTCACCACCCACGCCTTTTGCCGTATCGACACACGTTACGTAGATGTGTGTCGGATCCACGTTTTCAAAAATGTCCAAACCTTCATTGTTGCTGTAGATCGGTGGTGTTATCGACATCTTTGAAATAGCTTCACCACTAATCAATGTTAGGGATGATCCAAGAAAGTTACATAGGACTTCTTGGTTGAACTTGAGTTCACCGAGCTGTCTCTTTTGTTCTTCTAGCCACTTATCATCTCTTCCAGGTATCTCATGATAAGGAATAAACAATGGAACAAAGTCGTTGTTACCATTTGTTGCGTCGTTCCAGAATTTCCAGAAGTGATTGTATCCCAACGGTGTAGAAGTTATAATGATCTTAGTAGTTTGACCGGCTGAAACTACTGGATAAACTGACGTAAAGAACTGATCAGCTACTGTGTTTGGAATGATTGCCGCTTCGTCGATATACAGCAAGTTAACCGATTGCGAACGAATACCGGCAGCAGTCGTGGCTGCTGTAAAGATTCTAGAGCTGTTCTCGAGTTCAACGTCACCCTTATTCCAGTTGACTACGCCCTGCTGCATCCACTTGGGTAAGTTCTCATACATCATCTGATAACGAGAAAGGATACCTCGAGCAGTCGAAGACTTGTTAGCTAGAATAGCTACATTTTTATGGTCTTGAAACAAAGTGTACCATAAGATATAAGCTACAGATGTGGTTGTCTTGCCTTGCTGGCGTCCCTCCATGATAATGACTTTACGATTCTCATTGATGACTTTTATCTTTTTCTTTTGGCAATCATACAAACTGAATTTGACTAAGCCATGATCTAGTGTTTCAATATAGCAATAGTTTAGTATGAAATATTCTACATCTTCAGCACACTTAATATATTCTTCTATCTGCTCTTTTGTATAGTTGAACTTTACATTTGATTTTTTTAGAAGAGGATTTCCAAGATATTGGTCTTGACTCATTTTTCTTTAATCATCTTTAACAATTCAGTAGTCGATATATACAAGTTATTATTTATCGTTTGGTTTTCAGTCTGAGATTTTACTTTCTCAATGCGATTCTTCTTCTCGGCGAGCTCTAATAGATCTTTATTAGTATCCGATAAAGACTTTATCAAAGTAGATACCACTTCGTAACTTCTAGGGTGTTGAGATAAATCGGCTACTTCAAGCATACGATCAAGAGCAATGTTACCCTTTTCAAGAATATTTTTTATATTTTGACGAGCAAACTCAAAATCTGTTTGATCTTCACCCGGAAGATACTCAGCGTGTATTTCTGGTTCTGCTATGTCCAGCGAGTCTGATATTATTTTGTCTGATTTCATACAAAGCTTTCAAAGTCTATGATAAAACCATAGTTATCGGTTGCCATTATTTCGTTTCTATCGATCGTTGCTTCGGCATTAGCAGTTGGTAATCCTTCTGCTGTTAGTCCTGGTGTTATGGTTATTCTTTCAGATGCAGTAACACTTGTATTACCAATAGCTTGATCGATTGTGATTAAGTTAGGAACAATGAAGTTCGTGTTTGCAAGAGTGATGAGACCAGTTTTCTTGATTGGTCCAAATAAATATGCTTTCATAGTAAAATCTAAAGTCCATACGATAGCTCTACGATTGTTAAAGTCACCTTCATAAGTATCTTGCATACCTACATTATTAAGCACAACAGGCAAATCGACATTCAAACTTAAGTTTGGTATCAAATTGGCGGTTATGGTCCATTCAGGAGTAAAGTATGGAAGTATTTGTTCAATAATTCGAGTTCCATCGTCTGCGTTTTTTACCATTATGTAAAGAGTAAACCCTATATCATACGGAACTTGCATATAGTTATATAAGACTTTATTCGTATCAGCAACGGCTTTCATGTTTCGATTTACTGTATTCAACTTACGTTCAGAAGCATAGCTCATCGAACTGATCTCGAAAGCCATTCTTGGTAATACCATAGCCGGTCGATTGAAAGTAGGATCGTTTTCTAGCCTAGCCAAAAATTTATCTTTAGGGCCATATGAAAGTGGCACTTTCATTGTTTGTACTTGTTCACCGGTGGAATTGACACGATTTATGTAGATGTTATTGAATAGAGTGCCAAATACTACTACATATTTTCTGATTGTGCCGTGATAAAAAGTTGAAAACATCTCAGTACACCCCTTCGCTGAAAGGATCTCGCTCGCTGAAATCTAATATGTTATCAGCTTCAGTTTCAATTTCATCATTATCTTCTAATGAATCACCAACTTGAGTAGAGAAGTTGTATTGTTCTTGAATGAGATCATATCCATCTTCATCTTTGATGAAGTATCCATCTTCTGTAGTGATGCCATAAGCTGACATATCGAACGAATACTGTTTTTGCAGTTTATCAATATCTTCTATACCGGTGTTCAATATTTCATTAGAGTATTCCCACAATTCACATTGCAGATCATAAGTTTGTAGCGCACCTAACTGATAAAAAATAGCTTCATGCTCTACGAACTTGACTATGAAGATCTTCTTATTCAATGGAAAGTAAATTAGATCTCCTTCTTGAGGACGATCTATACTCTCGACGTTTCCTATCTCATCAAAGAACGTTCTTCTTGCAATCGTCAAGGTCATCTGATCACGAATCTGAAGGTTAAACTTTGACATGAAGTCACCTTCACCCTGGAAGCCCATGACGTTCTTTATGTACATCTCAACCATGTACTGAGTGTTATACTTAGATATACTGTCTTCACCATATATCTCGTCTTTATTCACCAACGTTCTAGGACAATAATATACATCATGTCCGTAAATTTTTATGGACTCAATAACAAGGTCTTCAATCAAGAGTTGCTCTTGACTGGCTTGAAAATTATTGAAGAAGACGTTAGTAGGCATCAGCTCAGCCTATGAGATCAAGAACGGGAAGTGAATATGAGTTTATCATCTCCGCTTCTAACTTTTCTATTTCTTGAATAGAATCATTGTAGATCTTTTCACCATTGAACTGTACTCCGCCCGGTAATTGCATTCCGGTGAACTTAGTTAAATTAGATCCCCATTGACGCTTTATCAATGCAGTAGCGTATCTCATGAGCCACTGATCTTTCCATACGTCAACGTAAACTTCGGGATCTACTACTTCATACGCTTCAACTAGTAAGTATTCTCCTACACTAATGCTGTACCAATCCATGTCAACATAGAGCTTATTCATGTGTCGATTGTAGCGAATGGGCTGTTTACCCACTAAGAACTCAGCTATGAGGGCTAAGTTCTGCATGACCATATAGTATGGCACCATTGAGACTGAAGTAAGAGTGTATAAGTCGTTCAAAGCGATCTGATATCTAATGTTGAAAAGATCGTCTGAACGAATGGAAGGATCTGCTATTGAGAATATGCTAACTGCACCGATGATATTTTCTGGTAGAGTTATGTACTTGTTTTCTTGATCTTGTGATGTCACTGCATGCTTGTAGTAGATCTTCTCACTACCATCAAAGTGATAGTCCCAGTAATAGCGTAAAGCATCGTCTATGCGATCTTCTACCTGATCATCGTCTACGTTAATCTCTATTACAGGTTTTCCTAATCGACGAAGGCAGTATTCTTTAAACGTGGCTCTAGTAGTTGGGACAGCCATAAATTACTCCAATTTGCATTTATAGCTATTTATCTTTTTACCAGACTATAGAATTTACTTCGTCAATAGTACTAGCAGAAGTTATTTCATTTTTCAAAGTAGCTTGTTTATTCCAAACAACTTGTTGGGCAGAAAAAATGGCTGCACCCAATTGAATCATTTCTGGAACAGTCAAGTATCTGTCTTGATTATCATATGTTCTCCAAGGAATAGCCTGAGGTGTAGGTATTCCAGAAGCATTTGCCTGTTCAATCATGGTCAAAACATTGGCTATTCTAGTAGATGTGCCTTCATCTGCATCCCATCTATCATTATTCCAATCGGTGTATAGGCTAGCCAACGCTGCGTTTCTCATGATTGTTATATATTGTAGCTTGGACACCTTTAGATCTGCTAAATCAGAATCAATTAGAATTTTGGGATATTTGTTTTTAACTTCTAATATCTTTTGTTGCATGTCCAGATATTCAGTTGACCCAATTCCTTTCCAAAATGAATCGAATTGTTCTGTAACATCTGGGTATTCAACCCTTCTTTTGGCATAGTAATCTGGCACATCAGGTTTAACTATTTCATCTTTTGAAATATCTACTGTTATTTGATTACCATCTATATCTGTAATTGTTCTGGTTTTAGGATCAAGATTTTGCCATTCTAATTCTTTTAGATCAATATCTTTCTTGATTCGTTCGGCGTTTGCCTGAACATAAGTTTCCATATCTTCTGCTGGAGAAATATATATTGACCAAGAATATACTTCTTGATCATAGTATACCTTTAAATATACTAGGTTTCTTGTCTCTGGAGATGGTTGTGCTTGAACTCCAGCAATTTCTACTGTAAATGACATTATATCTTCTCCTAACTAAAGATATTATTTCTCAATTTATTATTTGCATGAACATTTTTAAATTCTTTTTTACCATCCTTAATAAAAACAATCATGCTGTCATAAAAATGAATTGAAGTTAAATCATCACAAATCTTTAATAATTTATTATTCACCAATTCATGCCTTCTAACATGTTGATAATTTATCACTTCCACAAGTCTTTTTGAATATTCTACAAAAGTGTTGTAAGAATAAATTGCACCATCACATTCATTCCAATAACTTGTATGAGTGTCTTCACAAATGTATATTCCTCCTAAGCTCAAAGATGGAAATACATTTTCAAATGTTACAACTTGATCTTTCATCTTATGACTGCCATCATCGATAAAAACATCTATATTAGGAATCGTTTTTAAAAAACTATTCCAAAATTCTTCAGAAGATTGATCACCAATTCGTAGTTCTGTATTAATGTCATAATGATCTGAATGTCTAAGAACGGCTTGATCTATATCAATTCCTATTATTTTAGCTTTATCACCAAAATACTTTCTCCACATTTGAAGACTACCGCCGCCTTGCACACCTACTTCCACTAAAGTAATTTCTTTTTCTATAAATTTATGAAAATACCTTTCATAAACATCAAAATAAGGATCCCACTTATCACTAAACAATGTTATTTCATTGTGAAATATATTTCTCAAATCATTCATTATAATCTTCCAAATTATTCTTTTATAATATTTTTCACCAAAGCACAATTCATTTTAAGAGACGATGATGCTGATGCATTTTTCAAATAATACAAAAATTCTTCATCCTTTCTCAACATGTCTTCGGTATAATACCAAGGTATATGTTTAACGACATAAGGAGGTTTAGTTCTTGCTCCTCCTATATGATATCCCTTTGCTCTAGATGCATCATAATATGCAAAAGTAGTATCTACTGGAGCATAGATTACTTGCTCATCAGCTTTCATTTTCCATATAAATTTTTCCCATTGAGAAACAAAATACATAGAATCATCAGGAACATCGTCAACACTAAGAGATGTTCCTATTTTTGTCAATGAGGGTCTATCATCAAGACATTGTTTTAAATGTAAACAGGTATCAATTGGTAAGTCAGTAAGATCCAAATCTGGATCAGTTACTATATATTTATCCGAATCAAATTGACTTGGTATATTGAGTTCCCAAACACATCTATGACCAACATTTTGATTTAATTTGATTACTTGAATATCTTTATCGGATTCATACCAATCTAGGCAAGGAACATATGAAGAATCATTATCTACAACGAATATTCTATCTATACCTTTCATTTGTTTAATTTTATTCACCATGGCTTTCGGCCATGTTACTAGATCACGATTAATTATAAAGATATCCATTACTTCAAAGCCTCAAATCTAAAAGAAGGACCAGGTCTATAGAAGTCTTGACAATCTGTTTGTTGTATATCTTTAAATCCTACATCATTTAATATTTGTCTTAATCTATCAGGATAATATGCGTGTTCAATCTTATTGAATTTAGAAGAAGAAAAATTATTGAAAAGACACATAGTTAAGAAATTCTTGTCTTCTGGTCTACTGTTTACAAAATCAGAACACATTTTTTCTAAATCTAATTCTTCAAATATAATCTTTCCACCTGGTTTTAAGATTCTTTTTAATTCAGAGATAGCAGCCATATTTTTATTCAGAGGGATATAATTCAATGAATGAGAAATAAAGATCTCATCGACCGTATTATCATCTATCTTAAGTTCTTCAAAGTCTATTTGTTCGGCAAAAATATTTACACAGATATAGTCTTGTTTTTTCTGTTCAGAAATATTGAAATATAATTTAGGATTCTTTTGATTTTTAATTAAAGTCTTAAAATTATTTGATCCTTCCGGTAATCTTTCTACCCATCTTCTGTCTACACCCTTTCTATCTTTTGGTGTCAATGGGCCGGTGATATCTATGGCTGTAATGTAGTCATCGAGATTTACACTTGGATGAGCCGTGTACTTACCAGAAGCTAAATCGACATGAAGACATTGAACATCCGTATTGACTAAAGTTTTGATTCCATTTTTTCTTGTTCTATATTGAAAGAAATTGTCTTCACCAATAAAGGGTAAATCTTCTATTCCGTATCCTATGCAACAGAATGGAAGTTCAGGATCTTCTTCTTTAAGTTTTCTGAGTGCTTCTATAGGAATCAACATACAATCCATTCCTGTTTGCCAGGTTTCAAATACCTGACCAGGATCGACATTTGCAGGTCTTGCGATGTTGTCTTTATCCTTCACGATAATCATGGGATTACTAAATTTGAAATAATAGACGCCGACAACAATTGAACCTGGATTAGCCTCAGCCGTTTCATGGAGTTTAGCGAATCCGTACCAAGGAAGTACAGTGTCTTCTCCCACGAATAACATATATTTGGCGCCGCTTTCTAAACAAACGTCCATCAAATAATTTCTGGCTACATCAACCTTTTCACCTTCAATGTCAACAAAATTATAAGAATAACCAGATAAATCGACAGAAGCGGCGCCTTTGGATAATTCAAAATATTGTGCTGGGGTTTCTTTCTTGGATCTTCTGGGTTGTGCTATGATAACGTATGGTTTTACATCAGTCACTTCTGCTGTAATATCTCTCAATGTCTTAATGATTTTATCACGACTATACATAAAAACCTCTCAATTAATATTTATTTAAAAACGAACTCATACAAACTGCTTGACTAAAATTTACTCCGCTGAAACTTGATAATCTTTGTCCTCTATTCCCAGAAATAGGAACAAAATGTATATCACCATTAGGGGCTAGAACACCACCGTTATATGCTTGAGTTGCTGTATATACTAAACTATAAGTTGATACGACACCAGAAGCATTTATTTTTTGTCCCACAACAGCACTTCTTGGAACAAAATGTATATCACCATTAGGAGCTAGTACACCACCATTATAAGCTGAGCTTGCTGTATACACCAATGAATAAGTGGATACAGTTCCATTAATATCTATTTTTTGTCCTACAATAGCAGCAGTAGGAACAAAATGTATATCTCCATTAGGAGCTAACACACCACCACTATATGCGCTACTAACGGTATACACCAAACTATATGTTGATACGACTCCAGATGCACTTATTTTTTGTCCTATGTTTGCAGCAAGCGGAATAAAATGAATATCACCATTAGGGGCTAGAACACCACCGTTATAAGCGGTGGCGGCTGTATACACTAAAGTATATGTACTTACTACTCCACTAGAATTTATCTTTTGTCCTATAGTTGCACTAAGTGGTACAAAATGTATGTCGCCATTAGGAGCTAGTACACCACCAGCGTAAGCAGTGCTTACTGTATATACTAAACTATAAGTTGATACGACACCAGAAGCATTTATTTTTTGTCCCACAACAGCACTTCTTGGAACAAAATGTATATCACCATTAGGAGCTAGTACACCACCATTATAAGCTGCGCTTGCTGTATGAACTAAAGTGTAAGTGGATACTGTTCCAGAAGCACTTATCTTTTGACCTCTGTTTGCGTTGTATGGAATAAAATGTAGATCACCATTAGGAGCTAAGACGCCACCAGTATAAGCAAATGTAGCTGTATATATTAAGCTATATGTTAATGAAATATCAGTAGTAAATAGCTTTCCACCTTGCACCGATTCACTTAACATTTTCTTCATTTCTGTCCAAGCAACTAAAGCAGAATCAATATTGTTATTGTCAGATGTAGGAAGAGTCCATCTTACAGTATCATGAACTTCTGTTATGAATTTTGGAGATATTTTTCTTGTTGACATATTTTAAAATTTATTTAAATATTGAGAAGCACACATGCCTATTCCAAAAGGTATGGCGGAATTGGTTGTTAATTTTTGTCCTCTATTTGCTACTTCTGGAATAAAATGTATATCACCATTAGGTGCTAGAATTCCACCTTGATATGCAGAGGTGCGAGTATATACTAATGAATAAGTAGATACTATTCCAGATGCACTTATTTTTTGGCCTCTATTTGCATTATTAGGAACAAAGTGTATATCACCATTAGGTGCTAATACACCGCCAACATAAGCACCACTTGCTGTGTAAACTAAACTATACGTCGATACAACTCCATTGATATCAATTTTCTGTCCAATTGTTGCACTTGCTGGGACAAAATGCACATCACCATTGGGTGCTAGAACACCACCTTGGTAAGCATTAGTAATAGTATATACTAAACTATATGTTGATACAGTTCCATTGGTATCAACTTTTTGTCCTACAATTGCTCTATAAGGAACAAAATGTATATCACCATTAGGTGATAGAACACCGCCAACATAAGCGTTAGTTGCAGTATACACTAATGAATATGTTGATACAGTACCAGATGAATCTATTTTTTGTCCTTTAATTCCATTCAAAGGAATAAAATGTACATCACCATTGGGTGCAAGAACGCCACCAGAATGAGCATCACTTGCAGTATAAACTAACGTATATGTCGATACGACACCAGATGAATTTATTTTTTGTCCACGGTTTGCGAATAAAGGAACAAAATGTATATCTCCATTGGATGCAAGAACACCACCACGATAAGCATAACTTAAAGTATAAACTAATGAATAAGTAGATACGATACCAGACGAATTTATTTTTTGTCCTCTATTTGCGGCTGCTGGAATAAAATGTATATCTCCATTAGGAGCAATAATTCCACCAATATAAGCACCAGTTACAGTATACACTAATGAATATGTAGAAACTATATCAGTAGTGAATAGTTTTCCTCCCTGAACACTTCTGTCAATATGCTGTAATAAATTATCTTTTGTCTCTTCAGAAGGAGTATAAGGAACAGATGGAAGTGCTCCATATTGTGTTTCTAGTACATCTTGAACCCAGTTTGGTGAGATAATCCAAGTTTCTGCCATAGGTTTCTCCTAAAACTTATTTAGCCAAGGAGACTGGCATGTCGAAGAATCGAACGGTATCACAGGAAGAGTTGATATTTTTTGACCTCGGGCTTCGAAATAAGGAATAAAATGTATTTCGCCCAAATTATTTAAAACTCCTCCTGCATATAACGTTGAACCAGCAGCTGTGTAAACTAATGAATATGTTGATATATTTCCATTTGCATTAATTTTTTGTCCTATCAGTGCATTGTGAGGGACAAAATGTATATCACCATTAGGAGCAAGAACGCCACCATTATATGCTCCTAGATTTGTTGTATATAATAAACTATAAGTAGACACGACGCCATTGATATTAATCTTTTGTCCAACGACAGCAGAAAATGGAATAAAATGTATGTCCCCATTAGGAGCTAGTACACCGCCGCTGTAAGCATTATCTATCGTGTATGCTAAACTGTAAGTGGATACAGTGCCGGATGAATCAATTTTTTGTCCAACATTAGCAAAGCATGGAACAAAGTGTATATCACCATTAGGCGCAAGAACTCCACCAAAATATGCAGCACCTGTAGTATATACTAGTGAATAAGTGGATACAGTTCCAGATGCATTTATTTTTTGACCTATATTCGCATTTTCTGGAACAAAATGTATATCACCATTAGGAGCAAGAACGCCGCCTCGATATGCTCCTGAATCTGTTGTATAAACTAATGTATAAGTAGATACTGTTCCAGATGCATTTACTTTTTGGCCTATGCTTGCAACATATGGGATAAAATGTATATCACCATTAGGCGCAAGAACACCACCAAAATATGCAGAACTTGTTGTATATACTAGTGAATAAGTGGATACAGTTCCCGAAGGACTAACTTTTTGTCCTCTAATTGCATTTTGAGGAATAAAATGTATGTCACCATTAACATCTAAGACACCTCCAGCATAATTAGTATCGGTTGTGTAGATAAGACTATAAGTGCTAACGATATCAGTAGTAAATGGTCGACCTGCCGTAGTGCTTTTTTGTAATAAAGATCTAAAGCCTTTCCAAGCAGATAAAGTAGAGCTAATCGTGCTGTTGTCTGCGGTAGGTAAATCGCCCCACGCTTTAGTTTTTACTTCAGACACCCATGTGGGTGATATGCTGTTGATAGGCATGTTATTTAGAGAACTATTACTTTATATTGATTAGTGGTAGGAGCATCTACAAATTCAAATATAGTAGAATTACTGGTACTATATTTGATATCTGGATAGACATAATAACCAGTAGAGTTTTCTATAACAGTTACAAACACATTGTCACTATTTAAATTATGATTTACTGTTATAGAAGTAGCAGAACCATTGCCAATATTAGCCGAATATTTGGTAACAGATCCACCACCTCCACCGCTCACCGTACTCCAATATATACCAGTTGAGTTTGATGTTAATACTTGCCCTGATGTTCCTATCGAACCGTTGGCGATGATAGCAGATATTGCTGTGTTAACTAACAAGTTTGCACTAGTTGCGTTTGCTGTAATCGACGATCCTATTTGCAAAGTACTAGGAGTCATGAACGAATTGGTTACAGTATTACCTACGGTGATGCTTGTATTCGTGATAGCAACGCCATTGGTTGTACCAACACCACCACCTACTCTTACTTGAGCAGTGTGGTTTAAGAACGAGGTGTTGCTTGTCATGAACGCAGTAGTGACTGCATACCACCTGAATGTACCAGTAGTAGTACCTACTGAAGCCCACATTTCACTACCAGCTAAACCATATGCCCAATCTGTAGTTGATCCAGAAAGACCATCATAGAATATTAGCTTTGTTCCAAGACTTCTAGTCGTAACAGAAGGAACAGCTTGTTGTAATGAAGTACTCCAAGTTATGTAGTTAGTAGCTGATCCATTTGTATTAGAAAAAGAAACAGTATAACTTGGTGCGTTTAAAACCATTTGAGAACTATTTGATGTGAAATTAGTTCCAACAGTATGACTAGCTGCATTCATGGTGCCAGTATGATACGCACCGGTAGAGTTGGCTAAGAATGCTGATGCAACGTTAGCACTAGAGACTACATACAAATTAGTATTTACTGTTGTTAGACCAGTGCTATCAAGTCTCATTCTTTCAGTAACAGCAGATGCACCGTCTGCTGTTGTAGAAAGCACAATTCTACCAGGCATATCATCTAGGCTTGTAGCGCCATCTACAACAAATTCAATTCTTGATAAAGGCGTTCTGTTATCAGTACCATCGTTGCCTGCTGCTTCAATTCTTCCTACTACATCGTTTATAGCTAAATTACTAGTAGTAACGCGTGTTTTTCCAAAAGTTAAAGCAGCTGGGCCAGCAGTTTCATCGTTTCTAAATATACCAATGGATGCTAAATCAGCAGCTGCACCTGCTGCTGTTATTCTACTAGTTCCTACTGTTCCAACAGCTGGTGCGGTATTAGATCCTAGTACTACGTAACCAGATGCGTCTATAACCAAAGGAGAGGTTTCAGAACTTTCATCTTCTATTACTAGAATATTACCAGTTGATGTATGAGAAACTTTTATTAATGTTCCAACAGCACTAGTACTGTTTACAACCAATGTAGAAGAGTTAACGGAAAATATAGTGCCAACATTAATAGTTGTAGAATTAGCAAAAATTCTTACACTTGAGTTACCTATGTTTATTGATTCGAAGAAATTTATAGATGAACCAACAACTGCATCGTACTGTGCTGTTCCTGTAGATCCAGCAGTTGATCCGTTGAAAAAAGTTATTCCTCCATTATCGTTTGCATTCTCAACATAACATTGTATTTTAACAAAATAATCTCGATTTATTGCTTCATTTGCAATTTGTATTTCATAGTTTCCTGTGCTAGTTTTGACGGCCCTTATATGATTAGCTGGCCCTCTTACATAACATTGATCAGGTGTATCAGTAACAACATCATTTTGCCGAACACAAGAAACATAATAAGTAAGAATATCTGGTTTCCAGGAATTAGATTGGTCTCCATGGTTAACGTTAGGATCTATAATATCTACTTTAAATGCAGCTGTTGAATATTGTGCACTTACTAAAGATACTTCTGCAATTTTTCTCCAAGTTCCTGCCACATCAGAACCAAACGCTACAATAGTTTCATATTGTGAATAACCACTTCCTATTTTTATACCTGAATTGGCGTTAATTCTACCAGTATGTGTAAAACTAGTAGAATTAATAACTGCTGCAGTACCAACATTCGCAGATGTGGTTACGTATAGTGTAGCTGTGTTTGTTCGATTAACAACGTTAAGAGCTGCTGCATTTACAAGCGTTGAATTAGCGGTAAATGTTCCGCCGACTGCTATTGAATTTAGGTTGGATCCGACTTCAAAGTAAGCAGTTCCATTAGAAGAAAACATCTTACCATCGGTAAGATTGAGGGCGAGTTCACCTGTATCTATGAACTGAGAATTACCAGAATTGGTGGTATTCGGAGTACGACCTGTGACTGTCGTACGCTTGATTTGAATCTTGTTTGGCATGTGCCTTCCCTTTTACTTGGTATATACCAAGGGATGTAATTTAAAACGTTGACTCTTCTATTTTCTTTTCTTTTTTCTCTTTAGTATTTATTTTTTGTTGTAAAGCTGCTATTTCAGCTTGATACTGTGCAACTTTAGGTTCAAGCAACGACAGACGCGTCTCTAATATAATATTTTTATTTAAGAGATCATCTATCGTTGCTTTCAACTTAACAATATATGCATTTACAAATTCAACATCATTCATGTTTAGAAAGTTCCTCCATCAAGAGATCCATATGTAACTACGC